ATGTGTGGACTGCGGCTTGTTGCATTTGCTTTTGTGTCATGTTGATTCCCCAAATAGAAAGCCCCGCAAGCGGCGGGGCGGCGCGTTCACTTGGTCACCAAGCGAACACCTATATTATACCACAGCATGTTCTGGAGACAGGGCAGCAGGGACTCCCGAAGGGCTTGGCAGCAGACCCCACTGGGGGGCGGGGCAGCCTTTTGACGTGGCAGCGTGGCAGCGCCGCAAGAACACTGTTTGTCTCTAATATTTATAATTCTATGTCAAAGGTGTCAAAAATTTTACAAAAAATTCTGGAGGTTTTTGTCAAATCTTTTACACCTATAAATAAAAAAAGCCCCCCGAAGAGGAGGATTCCCGGGGGGCTTAAGGTGCCTTGAAGGATGCGTAACGTCTACGCCCTTTTGTGGCACTACAACGAAGGAGTTTGCAGTATACTATTACTTGGGGTTATCGTAAACCCCGTTCGCTTATATAGCGCGGAGTGCCATGTTTGACCATCTTGTTACGGCTGACGAAGCAGATTTTGTCCCAGATATACTGGGGAGCACACCCGCTTTTGAACCTGACAAAAAAGCAACGCCCTCCGACATACTCGACGCTAAAGTAAAAACTTCCGAATGGCTTCAAGAGCTAGGCGTCGAAGACGATGAAGTAATTGATAGCGCCGAAGCAAAGAGCGCCCAGTATGCGTTCGCGGCGCTCACCGCGCCCCTTGACGTAGAAGAACAGAAGCGCGCCTTGGCCCACGTAGAAGTGCCGGCATCGGTAAAGCATCTGGTTGGCATGTTGACTGCGTACGACTGGGCCTTCGTGGAGCAGGCCAAAGAGCTGCGTGGTTACTGCATCGCCACGCTGCTGGAAGAAACCAAGCACCCCGACGCAAAAATACGGCTCAAGGCCGTCGAGTTGCTTGGAAAAGTAACCGAGGTAGCGCTATTTACCGACAGGGTTGAGTTGAAGAAGACCGAGTTGTCAGATGCGGAGCTGCAAGTTGAGATTGACAAGCGCATGGGCAAGTACATGCACTTGATGAAGATTGTCGAGGGTACGACGTTGGATAACGACGCGTCGCCCGTGGAAAAAACGCCGGATGCCGATGACAGCCCCGCAGAGTCGTGAGGAACGCGAAGCGCTGTTAAATCTTCTGGACGAGCGGATAAAGCGTCTGGAAGTGGAAGCTGCGAAGAATGATCTTCTTGAATTCGCAAAAAAGGTTTACCCCAACTACAGCGTTGGCGCACACCACCGCCACATGGCGCGCATATTCAAAGAAGTTGCGCAAGGCAAAAAGAAACGGGTAATCATTAATATTGCACCCCGCCACGGCAAGTCTGAGCTGACATCGTTTTTGCTGCCGGCGTGGTATCTGGGGCTACACCCGGACCACCAGATCATTATGGCAACCCACACGGCTTCGCTGTCAGAGGACTTTGGCGGCCGGGTGCGGAACTTGATTGCGTCGCCTGAGTACGCGGGTATCTTCCCGAAGACGCGGTTGGCGGATGACAAGAAGGGCGCGGGAAGCTGGGCGACTAACGCCGGAGGTAAGTACTACGCCGTCGGTGTGGGCGGCGCGCTGGCAGGTCGAGGCGCTAACTTGCTGGTGATCGACGACCCCCACTCAGAGCAGGACTTGAAGAGCGGGAGCAAGCTGCCGTTCGAGCAAGCGTGGACGTGGTACCAGACAGGCCCGCGCCAGCGGTTGATGTGGGGTGGTGCGATCATTGTGGTCATGACGCGCTGGGGTGAGATTGATATGACCTCCAAGCTCGTGAACTACCAGACCAAGAACCCAGAGGCTGACCAGTGGGAGGTTATTGAGTTTCCGGCAATCCTGCCGTCAGGCAAGGCGTTGTGGCCGGAGAAGTGGCCGCTGGAGGAGTTGAACAAGACCAAAGCCACCATCGACCCGCGCTTCTGGAACGCGCAGTATATGCAGCAGCCGACGGCGGATGTGGCTGCGCTCATCAAACGGGACATGTGGCGTGTGTGGCCACACGAAGACCCGCCGCCTTGTGAATACGTAATACAGTCGTGGGATACGGCACACGATACAAAAACGTCGTCGGACTACTCTGCTTGCACTACATGGGGTATTTGGTACAACGAGGAAGAGAACAATCGACCGCAGGTCATTTTGCTAAACGCTTTCAAAGACCGGATGGAGTTCCCTGAGTTGAAGCAGACCGCCTTCGATCATTGGAAAGAGTGGAATCCCGATGCGTTTATCGTTGAGAAAAAAGCAGCCGGCGGTCCGTTGATACAGGAGTTGCGCTCAATGGGCATACCGGTGCAGGAGTTCAGTCCGTCTCGTGGCAACGATAAGACGGTGCGCGTTAATGCAGTTAGCGACATGTTCAGCAGCGGTTTGATTTGGGCCCCCGAGACGCGGTGGGCGCGGGATGTGATTGAAGAGCTTGCCGCCTTTCCGGTTGGCGAGCATGATGACTACGTGGATACGACGACGCAGGCTCTGTTACGCGTTCGGCAAGGTGGGTTTATTCGGACTGATTTGGATGAGCCGGATGAGCCCCGGTTTTTTCGCCGTCGCAGCACGGGGTACTACTAGAGGTACACATGGCGACACAAAAATTCATGGGTGCAGGACAACTTGTAGATCGTCTGCGGGAACAGCTGCGTACCCAAAAAAACCCTCCAACAGATTTGGATGGGGCTGTGCGTTCAATTTTACAGGCGCGTGGTCACATGGATAAGCACGGTAAGCTAACGAAAGAAGGCCAAATACGAAACGCGATGACGGCAAAGGATCGTGCCTTGGATAGAGCTTCGACACGGACGGGCAAAAGCGCAGACGCATTCAAGTACAACCCAAGCACGAACCGTGCGACTATAAGGAAATAATTATGGCAATAGACAAAGGATTATATGAAGCGCCTGCGGGAATTGAACAAGAAGCCGTGGGTATTCCTGCTATTGAAATCGAGATCGAAGACCCGGAAGCTGTGCGTATTGGCCTTGATGGGTTAGAAATTGAAATAGAACCCGGCAAGGAAACGGAAGAAGACTTTGACGCAAACCTTGTTGAATTTATCGATGCCCGCGACATAGAGTCGATTGTTTCGCAGGTAGCGGCGGATGTACGTAATGACCTGAACAGCCGTTCGGATTGGGAAAAAATGCTGAAAGACGGCATTCAGCTGCTGGGGCTTAAGTACGATGAGCGTACCGAGCCGTGGCCGGGTGCTTGCGGTGTATTCCACCCGATGATTACTGAGGCAGTTGTGCGCTTCCAGTCCGATACAATCATGGAAACGTTTCCTGCTGCGGGGCCTGTCAAGACCAAGATTGTGGGCAAGGTCACCAAAGATAAAGAGCAGGCGGCTGCGCGAGTATCGGAAGATATGAACTGGCAGTTGACTGAAAATATGACGGAGTTTCGCCCCGAGCACGAAAAAATGCTGTGGGGTCTGCCGGCTACCGGCGCGGCGTTCAAAAAAGTCTACAAAGACCCGATGCTTGGCCGCCAAACGTCTGTGTACGTGGCTGCTGAAGATGTCATCTTGCCGTACGGCGCTGCAGATTTGCAGACCTCCCCGCGTATTACGCACCGTATGCGCAAGACAAAAAATGACGTAGCTATGCTGCAGTCCGATGGGTTTTGGGCTGATGCTGATTTGGGGTCTCCGTCCCGGATGATTGATGACATCCGCAAGGCCAAGGACAGCGAAGCGGGCGTGTCTGCCATCAACGACGACCGCTATTTGATTGACGAGGTGTGCGTTGATCTTGATCTGCCCGGCTACGAGGACAAGGATAAAGATGGCAACCCCACCGGGATTGCGCTGCCCTATATTCTGACGTACGTGGCGGGGTCAAACACTCCGCTGGCCCTGCGCCGCAACTGGCGCAAAGGCGACAACAACCGCAGGAAGCGCCTGCACTATACGCAGTATACGTATGTCCCCGGGTTCGGGCCGTATGGCTTCGGTCTGTTTCACCTGATTGGCGGCTACGCCAAGGCGGGTACATCGATACTGCGGCAGTTGGTGGACGCGGGTACGCTGTCGAATCTTCCCGGCGGCTTGAAAGCTCGGGGGCTGCGTATCAAAGGCGACGACACACCCATCGCTCCGGGTGAGTTTCGTGATGTGGATGTCACTGGCGGCGCTATCCGCGACAACATCCTCCCGTTGCCTTACAAAGAACCGTCGCAGGTTCTGGCGGGGCTGCTTGACAAAATTATTGATGAAGGCCGTCGTCTGGCGGCGTCCAGTGATCTCAAAATTGCGGATATGTCCGCACAAACGCCTGTTGGCACGACGTTGGCATTGCTGGAGCGCACGCTCAAACCCCTTACGGCCGTGCAAGCACGGGTGCACTACTCGTTCAAGCAG